GCAGATAGAGTTCGTTGTTATAGATTAAAACATTATTATGATTTAGTAAATGCAAAACCAGAACAAGAAAGATTTTTGTTCGGTTGGTTTAAACGAGCAATATCAGTATAGGAGAAAATAAATGACTACACCAACACAAGGTAGTTTTGTAGATAGAACAAAGTCTACCCCAAGACCTAATTCATTTACAGCAGCGCATGAAGTAGCAGCATCAACAACATACGAACCAACAGGTTCATTTAAAAACACAGCATTCTTGATTGAAGCAGGAACTAATTACACCGCATCATTATTAGATGGTGGAGATTTAACAGCAGGATTAGTAACTGGTCAAGTTTATCAAGTGGCTTTGAAAAAAGTTGTAACCGGTGCAGGAACCGTAATTAAATTATTAAAATAATGTCAGAACAAATATCACAGATTATACGAGAAGTCATCACAGAACTGATTGACGATAGTCGTTGTGTTCGTTGTGGTTCAATCACCAATGAAGACTTGAGAAAGTGGTTCGGTAAAGGTAAAACAGGAAGTTCTGACGGAGGTGGTTGGGACAGATATGGTTCAGACGGACAGAAACTTGGTAAATGTGGGGCAGGAAAAGAAGGTGATGCCTATGCCGCTTGTTTATCAAAAGAGAAAGCAGCAAAACTTGGGCCAAAAGGACGAGCAACATTTGTTAATCGTAAAAGACGAGACCAAAAACAAGCAGGTGATAGTAAAAAAGGACATCAAAAGTCCAAAGGTAAATCACCAGTAATGAGTAAAACGGGAGCATAATGGATATTACACCATCACATATTGAATTATTGAGAACTACTTTTGATGCCGTTAAAGGTATCAATCCAAGTGGTAGTGCATACAAGAATTTAGTTCGTTTGTTAGATAATTTAAGTCAAAGTTCATTAAAAAAATTAGCCAATGCAAGAATTAAATTTGTTTCACCATTGGCAAAAAACCGATTAAATAAAAATGAAATGTTAAACAAACCCAACTATATTAGAAATGTAGCACCAATTCCGGCAAACCAAAAAGACGGAGAACATCAATATTATAATCCAGAGGTGGAAGAAGACAAAATTCCAGGTGGATTAGCCAAAGGAATGAGTTTAAATGATATTGCTGAAAAACACAATGTAGATATTGAAGTGTTGAAAAAAGAATTCGTCAAAGGTGTGAAAACCGAAATGGAACACACCACAGATAAAGAAGTGGCAAAAGAAATTGCACTTGACCATATTTTTGAAGACCCGAAGTATTATACAAAATTGGCAACAATAGAAGAAGATTGGTCAGACAAATACAAAAGAAGTATTGATTGCAACAACCCAAAAGGATTTAGTCAAAAGGCACATTGTCAAGGAAGAAAAAAGCAGGAGAATAAAATGTCAGAAACTATACAAGAATCACTAAACTTGTTTTTTGAAGAAAACAAACCAACAGACCCAAGTAAATGGGCGTACTACAAGGCACAGGCTAAGAAAAAGTTTGATGTGTATCCAAGTGCTTATGCAAATGGTTGGGCAGCAAAACAATACAAAGCAGCTGGTGGAGGTTGGAGAAAATCAAAAAGTGAATCATATGATATATGGGCAGAGGATGGTTCTTTTGGATACACTATGGCTGGATTACTACCTGAGGCAGAGTATCAAGGTAGAAAAGTAAAACTTGGTAAACCAATGCAAGGTGATGTAAAGAAATTTAAAGTGTATGTAAAGAATCCACAAGGTAATGTTGTAAAAGTTAATTTTGGTCAAGGTGGGGATGCCAAAGGTGGAACTATGAAAATTAGAAAATCTAATCCTAAGGCTCGTAAATCTTTCAGAGCAAGACACAATTGTGATAATCCAGGCCCAAGACATAAAGCTCGTTATTGGTCTTGTAGGAAGTGGTAAAATAAATGAAAACAAAACTCACAGAATGGTTAGTTAAACCACTTGTTGAGGGTATTGAATTAGATGTAGAAGTTGGTGATACCGTCTTAATGGGTAAGTTTAAAAATAAAAGAGTTAAGGTTAAATCCATAGATACAAATGAAAAAGGTGATGTATTGATAAATGGTAGACCTGCCCTAAAGTTTCGCCCAATCAAAAAACAAAATGATGATAGTGAAGAACAATTAGAAGAGAAGGCCGAAAGAGATTATAAAGACGAATACAAAAAATTCCAATCATCTACCAAGATGAAAAAGTATAGAGCGGAATTAAATAAATATAATCGTCAAAAAGGTACTTATGGAAATGGGGATAAGAAAGATGCTTCACATAAAAATGGTAAGATTTCAGGTTATGAAGACCAATCTAAAAACAGAGGTCGTAGAGAAAAAAGTAGATTGAAAAAAGAAGAAATCAATGAAAACAAAATAACTTTACGAGTTCCAAATGATATCAAAAAAATCTATAAATTATTCAGACAATCTAAAAAAGAATTGTATATCGTAGGTGGTGCAGTTCGTGATGCCATACTTGGTAAATCACCTAAAGATTTTGATTTGGCCACAAATGCAAAACCTGATGAAGTAGAAAAGATTGCAAAAAAAGGTGGATTCAAAACTATTTCAGTTGGTAAAAAGTTTGGTGTTGTTGTGGTGGGTGGACATGAGATTGCCACATTTAGAAAAGATATTGGTAAAGGTAGAAGACCTAAGGCAGTTGATTTCTCTGATATAAAAGGTGATGTGAATCGTAGAGATTTAACAATTAATTCATTGTTTTATGATATTGATAGAAATGAAGTAGTGGATTTAACAGGTGGATTACAAGATTTAAAAGATAAAATTGTTAGAACAGTTGGTAAAGCATCTGAAAGATTTGATGAAGACCCATTAAGAAAATTAAGAGCATTAAGATTTCAAGCAGTTATCGGTGGTAAGATGGATAAAGATACAGAGATTGCTCTAATGAAGAATCCAAGTTTAACGGGTGTAAGTAGAGAACGAATTAGAGAAGAATTTATAAAAGGAATACAAAAAGGAAAATCACAAAAGTTATTTATGGAAGCACTTGATAAGTTTGGATTCACTAAACAAATGTTTCCCAAGTTAAATATAAGTAAACCTTATCCCAATGTCAAGGATTTTATTTTATTTTTAGCAATTGTTTTAAGAACTAATAAAGTAGATAAATTACCAAAGATTTTAAATCAATTAAAGTATAGTGGTGATGAAGTAAAGAATATAACATTTTTAGTATACTTAAATGATTTTAAACCATCAAATATCTACAATGTAAAAAAAGCACAAGAAAAAACTACATTAACACCAAACCAAATTATAAGTTATGGTAAGATGATAGGTAAAGATTTTAAGAAACTTGTTAACTTTAAATTAAGTGTAAGACCAGGTGGTAAAGAGTTTGTTGGGTTAAAAGGGCCAGAGATTGGTGATAAGATAAAAGAATTAGAAAAGAAATTGTATTTAGGTGAGGGTGTGATAAATGAGGCAGAACCAAAGTTTCAATCAGTTCACACGAGGTCATCATTCGACCAAACATTCGGTGGTTTTTATGCAAATTATGTTCCATTATCTACTAAATTTATGCAAAAGATAATAGGTAAGGAAAAAGTAAGTGTATTTCACGTCGGTGCGGCAGAATTAAAATCAGATATACAACAAGTTGGAAGAATCGTTGGGAAGAAAAGTTCGTTATCTACATTTACCGCAGTAGACAAAGGTGAGAAACTTGCAAAAGGACAAGGAATACAAAGTAAAGGTGGTGTTATTTATCAAATAGAGGGAACTTTATTAGTTGCAAGCACAAGAGATATACAATCAACACCAGATAAAACAGGTCGTAGATGGGTTCCACCATATCATTTAGCAGGTAAAGGTGCTGGTGGTAAAATGTATGATGAATTAAAAAAAGGTGTTGAAAAAAATAAAATAGATAGACGAGAATGGGACAAGATACAGGATAAAGTTGATGCTGAAGTAAGGAAAAAAACAGGTTATGGTGATACTCAATATGACCACCAAGCACACGACGAAAACCTAAAAAAGGCATTAGGGCCTTACAAAAGAGAATGGATTAAAAAATATATTGATATGTGTTATAAAATAATGAGAAAGTATGCACCACAAATCAAACGACACATATTAAGTCAAAAAGATAAACCATCAGAACACGGGTGGAATGAAATAGTTGTGAATCAAATTCATATTCAAGATGTATTTATGTTAAAAAGAGTGGGTCAATATGATAGTATAAGAAAAGAAGTAGAAAAAATTGCAAAAGGTAAAGTTACCGTAGGAACACCAGCACAATTTAGAAAATGGTATAATGAACGAGGTGGTATTATTAATGAAGAGTTTGGTGCACCTGCAGGAGTAATACCATCACCGAGTAGAAAGGGTGTTAAGAAAAACAAAACTAATAAAAAAAGTGGGTATAAAAAAGTAGAAAATTTACAAAAAAACCTTGACTCTTATATGAAAAAAGCCTTATATTTAAGTATGGAAAATGGGGATAATGCAACCATTTCCGAACAAAAGATTAAAAAGGTTGTAGGTATTTATGGTGGACGGTATCAACCGTTTGGGCCTCACCATTTAAAAACCTATAAATGGTTAAAATCTCAAGTGGATGATGCATACATCACTACTTCAGATATCAAAAAACCACCAAGACATCCTATGAACTTTGCAGAAAAAGTTCGACACATGGTAAAAATGGGTGTTCCTAAAAATCGAATTGTTAAGGAAAAAGTACCACTTAAGGCAGAGAATGTTCTTAAGAAATATGACCCTGCAACTACCGCAGTAATTTATATCTTTGGTGAAAAAGATGCAGGTAGATTAGCAGGTGGTAAAAAGAAATCTGGTGGGTTATCATATTTCCAAGATTATAAAAAGAATAAAAATAATCTAAAGGGATATGAAGAACATGGATACTTTATGACTGCACCACATCAATCAGTTAAGGTTGGTGGTAAAGAAGTGAGTGGAACCGTAATGAGACAATTACTTGGTTCACCAGATTACGAACAAGATAGAGAAAAATTATTTAAACAAGCATTTGGATATTATGATAAGGGTGTGTTCCAAATGATGAATAATAAATTTAAAAAGTTATTTGAAACGATTGATAAGTTTATACAAGAAATAGATTTGGGTAAATTACTTAAAGAGGCATCAGATAGAGCAGCAGTTCCTATTGATGATGGCCCACCTACATACTATGATGGGTTTGATGATTATAAAACACATACTACTCAATGGATTAATAAAATGTACATTACTGATAGAGAACCTGGTATGGGTTGGGAAATCGTTCAGTATATTTTAAGTCCAAATGCAAATGACCCAGGTTTAGATTTCACCACAAGAATGAACAAAGTACCGACAGTTGCCTATGGTAGAAAAGGTGCTGGTCCTTACGGAGAGAGGTTTGGTGAAGATGACCCAGTAATTGCATATAAAGATTGGATAGAAAAAGTTGTTGGTACATTAGATTTTGAAATATTAAAGTGGATGGGATTAACACCAGATACTAAAAATGTTACTGGTGTACCTGTTGAGGCACCTGCATTACCTGGTGTACAAACACAAGACCAAAATACACAAAGAGCAATTAATCTTGATTTAACACCTGCAGAAGATGAGATGGGTGATAGAATCAAGCAGATGCAAGAATCATTTATTAAAGAGACAAAGGAGTTATTATTAATGGGTGGAGCCTATGGACACATGAGTCATCCTTTCGATGACAATAATCTTACATTTTCAGATTTAAAGACCATAATTATTAATGGTATCGGTGGAAAGTTAGATAGAGAAGATGGAGTTACAGAGAAACTCGATGGACAAAATCTAATGGTTAGTTGGATTGATGGTAAGTTAAAAGCTGCCAGAAACAAAGGACACTTAAGAAACTTTGGTAAAACTGCACCAGATACTAAAGGAGTTGCATCTATTTTTAGTGGTAGAGGTGATATTAAAAAAGCATTCGTAGGTGCGATGAGAGATTTAGAAAAAGCAATCGGTTCTTTATCGGATAAACAAAAAGAAAAAGTATTCGGTAATGGTAAACGATGGATGAATTTAGAGGTTATGTATCCAGCAACAGCAAATGTAATAGATTATGATGTGGCAGAAATAGTATTTCATGGTACATTAGAGTATGATGAAAGTGGTAGACCAATAGGACAACCAAAAGATTCTGCTCGTATGTTGGCAGGTATGATTAAACAAGTGAATCAAAGTATACAAAAAACATTTAAGATTGGTAAACCAAACTTTTTAAAAGTACCAAAACACCAAGATTATGATAAATTAAAAAATACATACTTGGGTAGATTAAAAAGATTACAATCAACATATGGATTGAATGATAAAAATACATTAGGTGAATATCATGAGGCATATTGGAGAGAGTATATTTTTAATGCATCAAAACAATTTGGTGTAAAGTTAAAACCTGCTCAATTTGCAAAGTTAGTTCGTAGATGGGCATACTTTGATAAATCATATAAGATACAAGAAATTAGAAGTGATTACAAAGATAATCCAAAGTTTGTAGAGTGGATAGTGAATACAGATAAGTTTGACCACACTAAAATTTTTAAAGATAATATAAAACCATTTGAAGTATTGTTCTTTGATGTGGGAGCACAGATATTGAAAAACATAAGTGGTTATATGGCAGTAAATCCTGATAAGTCAGTTCAGAAAGTTCGTGATGAAATGGAGAAGGCATATCGAGATTTAAGTAAAAAAGATAATATAGAGAAATTAAAAAAACTAAAAACACAAATAGAAAAACTAAATGCAATTGGTGGATTAAAATCAATTGTTCCAAGTGAGGGAATTGTATTTAAGTACAAAGGTAAAGTATATAAGTTTACTGGTGCATTTGCTCCAATCAATCAAATACTTGGTAGTTTAAAATTTGGATAGGAGTTACAATGGCAAATTATAGTAAGGACATGGAAAGACAAAACAAAGCCTTAAAGGATTTGATGTCTGGTAAAGAGCATGTTAAAGATTATATTCAAGTCGGATATGAAGGTAAACAAGAAAATCGTGGTGGAGAAACTCGTAAATCAGAATTAACAGATGTAATGGCATCAGTAAGAATGCCTTGGTTTTGTCCTAATTGTCAAAAAACAATGAAGAAAAAACTTGATAATAAGTTTTGGAGATTATTTGGACATTGTATGGATTGTCAAATAGAGATAGAAACCAAACTGAGATATAAAGGTGAATTTGAAGAGTATGCAAAAAGAAAAGTATTAGAGAATAAAAAGGCATATTTAAAAGATTTGAGACAAAGTATTGTTGAATTTGAACAAAATGGTGGTAAAGCAGAATTCTTTAATCAAGTTGGTGTACAAGAAGTAGAACTTGAAAAAGAACAATGGGAAATGGGTGAGGAACAATTCAGTAAGATTGTAGAAGAGGCATATGCACATATTGATAAACTACAAGCAGATATAGATGAAGAGGAAAACTTACTCAATACAACCAAAAACAATAAATAACAAACACAGGAGATAATAATGGGTGGAATTATTCAATTCATAATGAATCTATTTTTTGGTGGAAAGAAAAAAGAAGAAGTCAAAAAATTAGATACAGCCATTAAGGCAAAAAACGAAGAGGTTAAAGACCTTGAGAAACAAGTTGAAAAACTTGAATCTAAAAAAAGAGTAAACAAAAAAGAAGTTGCTTCTCTTAAGAGAAAGGTAACTACTACCAAAAAACAAATCGAAAAAGCCGAAGAAGCAGTTAAAACAGATGATGTTGATGAGGCAGTAAAATATTTGAAGAAATTTAGTAAGTAGTATATATTTATATATATGAGATATTTTATTTACATATTATTTCTTGGTTTGTTGTTTGGGCAAGATACAAAAACTTTCACCTTTACAGAGGAAGAAGTTCTTGGGTTCACTAACAAAATCAAAGAATTAGAGTTAAAAGATAGTTTGAATGTATCTTTAGTGATGGATTTGGAAACACAAATCTCATTATTAGAGGATAATGCAAAATCTGATTCTCTTATTATTGATTTTAGAACTCAGCAACTTCAATTACAAGAAGAAACTATTAATCTGTATAAAGAAAAAGTGAAAGTAGTGAAACCTAAGTGGCACGAAAACAAATGGTTATGGTTTGTTTATGGTGTTGCCGCAACTTCGGTTTCGGTTAAACTTGCAGGCGAACTAAAATAATGGCAGAACAGATAAAAGAAGTAATCAAACAAGAGTATATTAAGTGTGCTCAAGACCCTGTCTACTTTTTAAAAAAGTATTGTATGATTCAACACCCGATTAAGGGTAAGATACCTTTTCATTTGTATCCTTTTCAAGAAGAAACGGTTAATGAATTTAAAGAGAATCGATTTAATATTATTTTAAAGGCAAGACAATTAGGAATAAGTACACTAACTGCTGGTTACTCTTTATGGCAGATGACATTCTTCCAAGATAAAAACATTTTGGTAATTGCAACTAAACAAGATACTGCAAAAAACTTGGTTACGAAAGTTCGTGTTATGCACGCAAATTTACCAAGTTGGTTGAAACAACGATGTGTTGAGGATAATAAATTATCACTACGATATGTTAATGGTTCACAAATCAAAGCAGTTGCATCATCAACCGAAGCAGCTCGTTCTGAAGCTCTATCATTATTGATATTGGATGAGGCAGCGTTCATTGATAAGATTGATGATATATGGACTGCATCTCAACAAACACTTACAACGGGTGGTAGTTGTATTGCATTATCAACACCAAATGGAGTTGGTAATTGGTTTCATCAAACTTGGGTACAGGCCGAAGAAGGTAGAGGAATGTTCAATGATATTAAATTACATTGGAGTGTTCATCCAGATAGAAACCAAGAGTGGAGAGATGAACAAGATGAATTATTAGGTTTACAAGGTGCTGCACAAGAATGTGATTGTGATTTCATTACTTCTGGTACTTCTGTTATTGATGGTACGATATTAGAAAATTGTAGAAAGGCCCATGTACAAGACCCAATAGAAAAAAGAGGAATAGATGGAAACTTATGGGTTTGGCAACCACCAAACTACACAAGGAATTATATTGTATGTGCTGATGTTGGTAGAGGAGATTCAGCAGATTATTCTGCATTCCATGTTATTGATGTGGAGAATGTAGAACAAGTTGCAGAGTATAAAGGTAGAATGAGTACTAAAGATTTTGGTAATTTATTAGTAACAATTTCAACAGAATATAACGATGCTTTACTAATTATAGAAAACAATAATATTGGTTGGGCAACCATCCAACAAGTGATAGATAGGGATTATCCTAATCTATTTTATACAAGTAAAGATTTACAATACATCGATGTACAACATCAGATGACAAATAAATACAGAGCTCAAGAAAAGAATATGGTGGCAGGATTTTCAACGACAATGAAGAGTCGTCCACTAATTATAGCTAAGTTAGAAGAATTTTTTAGAGAGGAAAGTGTAGTGGTTCGTAGTAATCGTTTAATCGATGAATTATTTACTTTCATCTATAATAATAATAGAGCCGAAGCAATGGCAGGATACAATGATGATTTGGTTATGTCGTTTGCTATCGGATTATGGGTTCGTGATACTGCGTTAAGATTACGAACTGAGGGAATTGAGTTAACGAAGAAAACATTAAACCGACTCCAAGATGTAGATGGTTTATACACTGCAGACGAGAATGAAAATGATTCTTGGCAATGGGATGTTGGTAAAGATAAGAAAAAAGAGTCTTTAGAATGGCTCTTATAACAAAGAGGTAAAAAATGGCAGATAAATCATTATATAGTAGACTGAGGCGATTATTCAGTACCAATGTTATTGTAAGAAATGTTGGTGGTAAGAAATTAAAAGTCGCAGATACTGCACAAATTCAAGCAACTACTAAATCACACTTAGTGGATAGATATTCTAAACTACATAGTGGATTAGATTTGGTAAATACTGGTTATTCCACCTTCGCACAATTACAGGCAGCGAGATTAGGGTTGTTTAAAGATTACGAAAGTATGGATAGTGATAGTATTATCTCATCTGCTCTTGATATTTATGCCGATGAATCCACTATGAAAAATCCATATGGACAGGTACTGAATATCATAACTGATAATAACAACATTAAAGAAATCCTACATAATTTATTTTATGATATTTTAAATATCGAATTTAACTTATGGCCATGGACAAGAAATCTATGTAAATATGGTGATTTCTTTTTATATTTGGATATCGAAGATAAGTATGGTATTACTAATGTTGTACCTGTTTCTTCTTATGAGTTACTTCGTGTAGAGGGAGAAGACCCAGAAAATCCTTATATGGTAAAATTTAGAATGGAGGCACAAAACACAACTCATCCTTATTTTGCTCGTTCCACAACAGGTAAAAAGATTGAGTTTGAGAATTTCCAAATTGCACACTTTAGATTGGCAAGTGATAGTAATCTTTTACCTTATGGTAAATCAATGTTAGAAAGTGCTCGTAAGGTTTGGAAACAAGTTACATTGATGGAAGATGCTATGTTGATTCATAGAATCATGAGAGCACCAGAAAAAAGAATCTTCAAAGTGGATATTGGAAACATACCACCAAATGAAGTTGATAACTACATGCAAAGAATTATCAACAAGATGAAGAAAACACCATACATCGATAACGAGACTGGTGATTATAACTTGAAGTTTAATATTCAGAACTTAACGGAAGATTTCTTCTTGCCAGTTCGTGGTGGTGATAGTGGTACAGGTATTGATACCTTACCAGGTATGACTTATGAAACTACAGAAGATATTGAATACTTAAAGAATCGTTTATTAGCTGCATTACATATTCCAAAGGCATTCTTAGGATATGAGGAATCACTTGGTAGTAAAGCAACATTGGCAGCTGAGGATGTTAGATTTGCTCGTACTATTGAGAGAATACAAAGAATTATTGTAAGTGAGTTAACAAAGATTGCAGTAGTTCACTTGTATTCACAAGGATATCAAGATGCAGAATTAACAAACTTTGAATTAGAATTAACAAATCCATCTACAATTTATGAACAAGAAAAGATTGAATTGTGGAATAATAAAATAAATCTTGCTCGTGATATGAAAGATAATCAAATGATGAGTAGTGAATGGATTTATAAAAACTTATTTAATTTCTCTGATGACCAAATTAAAGAAATGGATTCACAAATTGTTCATGACCAAAAAACTAAGTTTAGATTTGAACAAATATCTGTAGAGGGTAATGACCCAGCAGATACAGGTGAATCAGTTGGAACACCAAGTGAAATGCAATCATCAGCAAATGGTGGTGAATTTGACCAAGAATCTAAATCAGGTTCAATCTTTAAAAAAGAAGTAGAAGTACCTGAAGATGGATGGGATGGTGCAGGAAGACCAAAAGAAAATCCAAAATATGGGAAACAAGGTAGTGCTCGAGGTAGAGACCCATTAGGTAGAACTGGTGTTCCTTTGGCATTAGCACATTATGATGCTTTAAAGAAATCAATGGGTTCAAAAGCTAAAGAAATCTTAAAAGAAACTACTGAGAGTGAAGAAATAAGTAAAGAATATGAAGATTTTAAGGGTAAGAAATAGCGATTTCTTAAAAGTTTTATATTTATATATGTGATATAATAGTTAAAAATGGAGTGTTTGATGTCGAATCGAAAAAAACATAATAAAATTAAGAATACGGGTATACTTTTTGAATTACTAACAAGACAAATCGCAGTTGATGTGATGAATGATTCAAAAAACTCGCCTTCTGTTAAAATCATTAAAGAATTTTTTAACGAACATACTCAATTAGGTAAAGAAAATGAACTTTATAAAGTATTGATTGAGAAAAAATACAAAACTACTGAACAAGCAAACATTTTGATTGAGGCAGTAATTAAAAATCGTAGAAAATTATCAAATCGTAAGTTAAAAAATGAAAAATTCAATTTAATTAAAACAATTAAAGAGAATTATGATGTAAATGCGTTTTTTAATGCAAGAATACCAAATTATAAAGTATTGGCATCAGTATATACTCTATTTGAGAACGAATCTATTAAAGATGTAGTTGATGCTATTGAAGAAACAGATTCAAAAATCACTATTTTAGAAAATATCACATTTACAAACACAAAAAATAAAAAATCACAAAATAAAGTAGTTGAAAACTACTCAACACAAGATACTGATGTAAGATTACTTACTTATCAGTTGTTAGTAGATAAATTCAACAAAAAATACAGCACTTTGAATGAATCTCAAAAAAATCTATTAAGGGAATACATCAATAACCTATCAAACACTAATTCTTTGAGAGAATTCATAGATTCTGAAGTTACAAAAGTAAAATCTAAGTTAAAAAATCATTTATCAAAAGTAAATGATAAAATCACTAAGATTAAATTAACTGAAGCCATTAAACACACAGATAACGCAGTAGGTGGGAAGTTTGTAAAAGATTCTCATGTTGTGTCTTTGATGAGATACTATGAATTAATCAAGGAGTTAGATAATGTCCACAAAGATAAATAAAGCAAAATTTATTGAAGCTTTAAGAAACTTAATCAAGAAAGAGATTGAAGAAGTCTCTACTTCTGCAGCAACACCTGGATACATGACACCAATGGCATTCGATGGTGGTAGAAAAAAAGATAAAAAGAAACGAGATGATATTGCAAATCAATCTGGTTTAAAACAAGTAAGTGAAGTAAAATTTGCTGTAACTGTTGATATGGGTAAATTAGGTCAAGGTAAAGTTCTTGTGGATGCAGGTTCAAAAGGTATGGCAAAAACAATGGTTGCCAAAAAATTAAAACAAGGTTTAAAAGGAGTTATAAGTGTATCTCGTGTACAACCAGCACTTGGCAAACAAGTAGATAAAAAGATTGAAAATGTAAACGAAGTTACTAAAAAAGAAGTTGATGCATTACGAAAACTTCAAAACAGTTTAGAAAAACTACAAAAAGATTATTGGAATATTGCTAAAATAGGTGATAAAACACTTAAAGATAGAAAATTTAATAAGTATTATGAAACTATCTTAAAGGCTACAAAAGAAATAACTACACTTCGTCAAATTTTAAAGGGTCATATAAGAAACGAATCAATAACCGTAGATGAGGCAGTTGACCCTAAAGTAAAAAAACAAGCTGCTGCATTACTTAAACGATACACAAACAATTGGAAAAAATTAGAAAAAGAAACTGAAATGATGTTGAAGTTTGCTAAAAAGAACAAAGCAAGAGAAATGGCATTTAACTTTGAAGAAGTTTTGAAAAAACTAAAGGGTAATGTATGGTCTTATATTAGTTTTCAAGTTAAAGAACCAATGGATGATTATTTTTATGAAAGTATAAATGAGGGTAAGTATCACGATTGGAGAAATGACGAATCTTTAACACCAAAACAAAAAATTGGTAAATCAATTCGTGAAGTTCGTAACTCATTAAATGAATTAGATAAAACAATCAAAATGAGTTTAAGATTGAAAAATGAATTAAATGTTGATTCAAGAAGTTATTGGAAAAACACACACAAGGCTCTTAGTAGTATATCTGAGAGATTAGTTAAATTAGCAAGTAGAGTAGGGAATTTAAAATGATTAGGTTAAAAAATTTAATAAAAGAAGATACTTGTGAATGTGGTGGGGGATGTTGTTCCACTAAAGAACAAGTGATTGAAGTAAGAATTAATGAAAACATTAAAGTTATACCAGCTAACAAAATCGATAGTAAGGTTTGGAGAAAAATGAAATATGATTTAAGAGACCAAATCGATGAGTTAGTTAAAATAGGTGAAGATTATAAAGTGTTTCAAAGTGCACAATTCACTTCAAAAACACTAAAACAAATTAAACGATTAATGGATAAAATATAATGAGTAAAACAAACGATAAGTACCTAACAGAAAGTATTAGTTTATTGGATAGAGAGTTTGGTCAACCATTACCAACACTTCAATCAGTAATGGAAAAACATCAAGAGAATCAAGCTAGTGATTGGAAAGGAAACGACAACATAAGTGAAGGTCGTGAAGAAAAGGCAAAGGCAAAAAAACAATTACAGATGTTTATAAAAGAAGAAGGTGTGTTGAGAAAAAGATTAATAAAGTTAGAAAAAGTTTTCAAAGAAGATAGTGAAAATAAAGATTTAGCAAAACAGATTAACAAGGCCTACAAAGATAATGTAACTAAATTCATGAGAGAAGCTGTAGGTTTAGTGAATAGGATGAAATAATGAGAAACTTATTAGTAGATTATATACCTTTTGAGTTATCTGCGGAACAGATAACTGAATCACTAAAAGAAAACAACGGAAAGTTGATTGTAAAAGGTGTATTACAAAGAGCAAATGCAAAAAATCAAAATGGAAGAGTATATCCAACAAACATTCTTCAGAGAGAAGCAAAAAACTATACAGAAAACTTTATTTCTCAAAAGAGAGCATTAGGTGAACTTGACCATCCAGATTCTTCAGTAGTGAACTTACAAAATGTATCACATAATATTACTGAAATGCATTGGGAAGGTGACAACTTA